TTACCAACGCTCGTAGTACCGACGACGCCTGTTAAATACACTGTGGCCGTAACGGCCATGTGCACGTCACCAATCGCGGTCGTTCCTACTACACCAGTTGGATATATAGTAGCTTTAGCTACTACAGACTCGTTACCAAGACTTGTAGTGCCAGCTACGCCGGAGACGTCAGCAGACGCAGCGCCGTTACCCCATGCGCCTATGCTCCACGATCCTTCGCTCCAGCTACCCATAGAATGCCCGCCTATAAACTACTAGCTCCTACGCCCCGGAAGGGGCGTAGGGTACTACTGATGCGGCTAACGCAATATATTGCGTTAACTGATCCGAATTATGGCATTGCTACTATCGGCGGTCGGGAACACGATGGTGAAATCGCCAGCCGTAGAGGTTTTGTCCCCGCCAAAGGCCAGCACAGCGACAGCCTTATTGCCTTGGGTGCTATTGTAAATCAACGCGCCATTTGCGGTAATCGTAGCGGTTGACCACGTGGTGTCGTTGAAGTCCAAGAACGCAGTGGTGCCAGACGACGTCGGCGCGACGGTGGTGAGGGTGTTACCCGCCGCCGTATATCCAGTGCCAGAAACTTCGTTGGTTGCCGAGTACTCTGTAGTCGTAGCGCCAAGAGTAGCGGAGGACGTATACAGAGCGACCTTGAAAGTGTCCGCAGTGGTAGAAGCGCGGACAACAGAGGTGCCGAACGCGTGAATGCCGTTGAGGAACTCGACTTTCGCCGAAGTACAAAGTGCTTGAGTAATCATGTGTTACCTCACATAAGAAAATTTTAACCCCTTAACGGAGGGGTACTTACCGTTACAGACACGGAACACTGATTGCTTACCGTTTACGCTGTTAGTGGCTACGTACACACAACCCGCCATGTTGATACTCCTTAAATATGGATGATGAGTTGGGCTATGTCACCATGCCCCTGCTTAGTGAGCTCCGCACACAGAGTGGTCTTGTAAGACCGAATTGCCTCGTGCATGTGGTGCGTCAATACTTGTCGAATCTGGTCTTTGAAAACCATCGCTTGTGCTTTGACCATCGGGTCCGCAGTCTCGCTCACATACATGAGCTTGTCCAGCGCGCGCTCGGCAATTTCCTCGGGAGTGAAGCCCCGGTTCGACGTCGTTTCGACGCGAATACCAAACAACGCTGGAATTTCTGCTTTGAACACCGTGGTCTCCTTGAGTTACATCACTTGAATCCGCGCCTGACCGGAGCGGTACGCATCCTGACGGTCTTTGCCGTCAGCCAAAACTTTCAACTTAGCCAGCGCCTCATCGAACTGCTTCTGGTACGTCGCGGTCATATCCGCTTCGCCTTTGATGAACATATTAGCTTCTACCAGCGAACCGTACAAGAGAACCGTATCGAAGTTATTACCAAGCCATGAGGTACCTGCCGTGACGATGGATTCCGGGTAATAGAAGTAATGGAGCTCCATCGCATATGCTGCATCCGGTGTAGGGCCGAGAATAAACGACGTATTGTCGAACACCGCATAGTGGGTAGGAGCGCCAGTAGTTGCCGGGAACGGAAACGCCTCGCGGATGTAATTCACATCCTTGTTCAGGAGGTACGTATACGCGCCCGTGGTGGGGTCAACTGCAGCCAAAGAGAACGTGGACAGCCAATCAGACGGGATGCCGAGGTACTTGTTACCCGAAGTCGTAGCCCCCGTGACGTTCTTCCGCAGCGCGGGTAGTTGGACGGTGTTGTAGACCTTTTGCTCGGTAGCTTTGACAAAGTTCGGGATGTTAGCCACGAACGTGCTGTCGCTCGCTTCGATGTAGTCTTCGATCGCGGTTACAAGTTGAGAATAATTCATGTCGTCACCACCGTTACACTTCCTACACTACCGTCAGCAACTAAGGGATTCGGCGTAAGCCCATCGTCATCTGCGCGCGGACCCCCTACCGGGTTCCAGCCCCATTGAATGTCCCGACTAACAACCAGCGCAGTATCAGGCCGTGGGTTACGCAGCGCTTGCGGGTCATCAACCGGATACATCCCTAACTGCAACTGCGGCTGGTCTGGGTTCCAGCACTCCGGACACGCAAGGATATTAGTGATCTTTGTCTTGATAGTCAACGGTTTAAGCTTAGGCAGATCATAGCGCTGGCCGCACACATCGCAGAACCCAAACGCCTTCTTACCCTGAACAAACCGGTTACCCACCGTCAACCTCAAACCGATTATTCTTGCTAAAGTTATCCCGCGCCGGTATAACCCGCAGATTGTCTGGCACGTGCAGCCCAGAAACCTTACGCCCGTTCAACGGGAGTATATGGTCCACATTCCAAGCGAACCCCGTTACCTTAGTGCGTAGCTGCGACAAGCCATATATTTGCGCTATAAGCCATAGATCGTCAACTGTCAGCCATCCCGGAAGGCGCCTGCTACGGGCCATGCGGTTCGTTAGTTTACACTGCGCGTCTTGGGCCTTGTTGTTAGCCGCCCACTTGGTACGGGCGTTTCTACGGCGCTCAGGGTTATCCCGCGCGTACTGCGCGTCGCTCGCAGCTTTTTTCTCCCTGTTTTCGACGCCCCACGCTTTTTTTAGCGCTGATATGCGCCCCGCGTTCTTTCTGCGATACGCCGCCATATAGGACGCCACGCACTCTGCGCACTGCATTTTATATTTAGGGTATATCGCTGTAATATCTGCTCCGCAGGAGGTGCAGGACTTTGGCGCAGCCCGTTTCTCCGAGGCAATTCGCGCTTTACCGGGGGCGTTTTCCAGTTGGATGCGCAGACGCCGCGCTTTACTACGCGCTATGACACTGGCTTTATTCGCCAGATACCACTTGTGCCTAACGGCGGGATCTTTGGATGGCATAGTTATCTGTATACCCTTCCTATGAGCCTTAACGGGGCCTTTTCTCTATCTTCCGAACTGGCCAAGTCCCAAGCTTCGTCGTACTGCGCCTTCAGTGCGGGCATACGGTTCGGGCCATCAGGCAGCTTCATCGACAGGTAGTACGCCAGCCCAGAGACCATCACCGGCAGGAACCGGAACGGAATATCCTGCGTGTTCGTGCCGTTACCGACATCGTCCATGCGGCGTAAGCGCCAGTAAATAAGCGTGTATGTCTGCGAGCTATCCGGAATGGGCCAGACTTTGAACGACGGATTATCCGTGCCACGATGGATGTAAATCTGGATCGGGCGCCCAGTACTGGTCTTGGTAGGGATCGACGCGTACGTAGATACCGAGATACGGCTGATGTTCAAATCAGCCTGCGTAGTTCCAGTACCCGTACGGATAACATGCTCGATCAAATCGACGGTGTCAGCGGGCAGTGCGTACGTCGCGGTACCTGCGGTAAGAACCTGAGTCCCTTCCTCGATGGTCCACATGTTGATGCCGCGATTAGCCCACTCCAACAGCATGAGGTTGAGGCTACGGCGCGCCGTACGGAAATCATAACCTGACCGCACTTCAGCACCACAGCGCTCGAAAGCCTCTTCGATGATGTCATTGACGTCAAGGTTAAACGCGGTCGTCCCTGTCGAGGCCATCAATACACCTTACATTTCTTTCCGCCACGGGCTTTGCCGTAGCCACGAACGTTACCGCCGCCAGAGTACCGCAACGCCTTATCGGAACGGAACGTCGGCTTATCAAGACTGAACGTCTCTGCTTTAGCGTCGTCACCCTTGCGATCCGGAGTCATGTCACGGAGCTTGGGGGGCGTGTATTCCGGAGATTTGAAGTACTCGCGTAGGTTCCGCAGCGCAGCGATCTTGTCAGAAGCCATGTCAGTCTCCTAATGCGCTCATCTCGCGCACATACTGAGCTGCGAACTCAAGAAGCTCGGGATCGGCTTACCGGGGTTCGCCTTGTTGTACGAGGCACGGCCCTTAGCGTTGAGCCCCCCTTTCGGGTTTTTACCTTCTTTACGAGTCCACGCGGGCGATTTAGGCATCAGCACACCTTACATTTCTTCACGCCGCGTTTAGCACACCCACAACCGCGAACAGATCCGCCTTTTTTATACGCCACACCGATTGGCGCGCGCTCTTCTTCCGCTTCTTCTTCGGGCGTCTTCGTAATTCCCTTCAACATGGGCATCTGCCGAAACGTATCGTTAAGCACGCCCTTGCTGCCCATAAGAGCAGCGGCAGGAGAAATATCACCGAGCTTGATCCCCATCATTTCACCCCACGGAATTTAATGCCGCGCGTCGCCGCGCCACCGCCACGACAGACAGAGCCGCCTTTGGCCATCTTGACCTTGCCACCGCAACCGAACTTCTTCAGCACGCTGGCGGGAGGAGTTACGTCGTTTTCCATCTGCGCTGGTGTGAGCGCTTTGCCAGTAGACGGATAACGAAGCTCGTCGAGCTCTTTTAAGGTCATGCCGGAGCGAAACCCGGGAATAAACCGTGGCTGTGCCTTAGCTTTGGGATCAACTTTATTACCCATCTCTCACCTCAACCGTAGAAAATAGTGACGGACGTAACGTTCGTCAGCGCGACATAGATGTCGGAGCTGAACAAAACACCCTCACCGGGAATTACGATGTCATGAAACCCAGCGGATGCCGGAGTGTTGAGCGTCAAGCGAACGGTACCAGAAACACCGCCGTCTCGAAAAACAACACTGCCCGCAGAGGCGGACGACGTGAGCACAAAACCCTTAAGGCGGGTGCGCCCACTAATCATCGAGCCACTTGCGGTAGCAACCGCGCTTAAAACGTCGGTCTGCATACCCATGACAGGCTCCTAATTAAGAAGCGGAGATAGCGGCGAGCGTGTCGCAGCGCAGCCAGTCGGTGCCGTCGTAGAAAGCCAAGACAGGGCTACCCGCCGCGCCGTTGGAGAAATAAGCGACAGAGCCAGTGGTGGCAGACGGGGCAGTGGCGACCGTATAGGCGCCAAGGTTTACCGGACCGGAGAACGAAGTTTGAGCCATGATGTTTCCTCATGCACGAGTCGCCCATCAGTCTGTGCATCGTCCGCCGGGCCGGTCTGCTGGGCTAAAGAAAGTTCCCGGAACTGAGGGCTTTATAGCACCACAAATACTGGATGTCAACGGCTCCATACCCATTTTTTCTTACCGCAGTCATATATGCGCCGTCCGCCTAGCAAGAACGTCATATCCCGCTCAGTTCTAGGGTCCGCTTCGTGGTCAAACTCAATGTCACGTCCAATCTCACGGGCGCGCGTAACTATACTTCGTCGTTGCCACGCGGGCTTATTAAGCAGCCCCAGCTTAGGGTGCCACACCATGTAATCCGGTTTCGTTTCCTCAAACAAATCGAACCCCAACGCGCTGTACATACCCCCATCAAAATACCGGTTGTCCGAGAAGGACTTTACCGTCCTTGGGTTCTTGTCCTTCAGAAACGCGCTAAACAACCGAGAAGCCCCACCGGATACCGTAATACGCGTGGCATACCTCGTGAGCGTCCACTCCCGTTTTTTATTGACGCCCCTATCGTTCGCGCCTTCTGTGAACCGCATACAGGCCACCAGTTTGTCGCCCCAATACAAACCGTAATGGGCGCCTGTACCAGAACCGCCCTGCGGGTGATACCGGTCGTAAAACGCCGCAGCTTCCTTATGCTCAACCATACGTAGCTCGCACTTTCGCGCCATCAGTTTCCCACGAGACGCCCCAACCGCGTTGCGCAGCAGTCGTCGGATCGCGTAATTGTGTTCTTTCCACTCGGACTCGAAAATCGTCAAGAGCCGGATGCCACGGGCCTTGCAATCTTGGTATTTACGGAAATGGTTCATAGAGTACCGGGCTTCATGCTCCTCATCACCGTGGGAGTGCCAGTACTCCCCGCAGTATTCAACCGCCAACGCCTTTTCCGGCATAAATATGTCCAGCTCACGGGGGGCCAGCAGCGCACGGTTGCGGCGCTCAATCGGGGTAAACCTGGAAAGCATAGTGGCGATGGCGTCTTCTGGGGCGGACTTCATGTTGTTGCATTTGGGGCACCCTGTTTTACCTGAGAGGTGGTTTACGGGCGTTTGGGTAAACCACTGCGAATGCTGGCGGCAGAACACGTTAATTTTACTGGTCAAAACGTTGTCGAACTGCTTGTCAGTGTACAGAAACTTACCGCCATGCACCTTGTCTGCCCTCGCCACGAACTCATCAATACACATCTGCTTTGCATTACGGATTCTAGCCCCTGCGCACTTAGGGCAACCCTGTTTCCCGTGGTAATGATTATCTGGTGTCTGCTCGAATACCCCATGTTGTCGGCACACAATCTTTACTTTGGTTTGGTATCCTACATATGCCACCAATGAGTAGTCATATGCATCACCATGTACTGACTGAAACCGCTCAACCCAATCCACCCCCTTACCTGTGCACTTAGGGCAACCGTTCTTCCCTTGATAATGATTGCGGGGCGTTTGCTCGAACACCCCATGTTGGGGGCAGATTATCTTTGATTTGGCTTGACTCCCAGTGTACTCAAACAATGAGTAGCCATACTTACCCCCGTGCACATCACGGAAACGCTGAATCCAATCTGCCCCCCTACCTGCGCATTTAGGGCACCCCTGCCCACTTAGGTGTTTACCCGGGGCTTGATTAAAGCCCCCGTGCTGAGGGCATATTATCTCAACCGGCCTACGGCCCCCCTCGTATACCACCCGCGAGTAGTCGTACTTACCCCCGTGCGTCTGCGCTGCGGCGGTAACGAAGTCTTGCAGTGTCAGTTTTCTACCCATTGAGTTGCTCCTAAGATTTCGATGGCATTAACGCGATTACCATAGTTGGCATCATACCCTACCCCAAAAGCGAAAGCAACCCCCGCTATGCTGCACCCCAATAAAAACCCCGCCGAAGCGGGGTTCCAAACACACCTAAGTGCTTGATTTTACAGCTTAGGACGCGCCCGGAGATCCGTAAACGCCCAGGGAGTCGCTCACGCCAAAAGAATAGCGCTCACGGCTCTTGTAACGCACATTGCCAGTGTCAAAGTCTCCGTCCATACCAGTGCTCAGCGGAGTACGGACAAAGTGCTTCAGGCCATTGGGAACATCCGTGGTCAAGAACCAAGCGTTCGAATCGGTCAACCAGTGGTTAACAGTGTAGCCTTCCGGGATGGAACCGTTGTTCTTCAGCGCGTTGATGTCGTTGTCAGCCGTAGCCACGCGGTTTTCCGTTTCCAGAATACGGGTAGCAACGAACTGCAAGGACGGCGGGATGATGAGTTTCTTCGGCTTAGCTGCAATCAGCAAGCCACGCTCATCAGTCCAGCCAGCGATCTGAATGACGGCGGCTTCCAAGGAAGTCTCGTTCAGGTCAGCGCCAGTGGTCGGACGGTTGGAGTTAGTGCCGCCAGAGACCAACGGGTGGTCAGTAGCGAACAGCACCTTGCCGTCACCGTAGGTCGGGTTGCCAGAACCGGTGAAGCCTTGGTTCAGGATGGCAGCGGCCTTAACTTGCTTGGTGTACGCCATAGCGCGGGCAAGCGCCTTGGTGTAACGGGCGGACAGCGAGTCGTACAGGTTGTCTTCCACCGCTTCCTCAGTGATCGAGAAGCCCATAGCGATAGTTTCGTGGGTGTAGCGAGCGGTCCAAGCTTCTTGCGCGTTATCGTAAGCGATAGCAGCGCCTTCACTCTTAACCGGAGCAGCACCGAAACCAGCCAGCTTGGTTTCTTCTTCAAAGGAACGATCCGAGGATTCGGTTTCGAAGATCTCTTTGTGCTCTTCGCCGTAGCGTTTGTACTCCATACCGAACAAAGCGTTCAGGCCCGGGAGCAACTCTTTGAGTAATTGACTTCTACTGATGGCCATAATAGCCTCCTATAAAAAATTTAACACTGATGGTTTATTGATGCTTTGCCACAGCGCAGGGTCGAACTTGTTGCTTTTGCGCCGGTTTTCCGTGATTGTCAAAATCTGCATATTCCAAGGCACGTCCAGCCCAGTCACGCACTTGCCTTGAACTGGCACGATGTGGTCTACCTCGTACCCAGCAAACACCTGACAAAAGTGGTACATAGCGTCTACCTCAGCCTTGTACGCTTGAGTCAATCCCGCAACAATTTTTGATTGATGCTTCATGCGCTCTTCACGCTTCTTGGCCAAGGCAATGCACTTTGCGCGATTTGCCTTGTAATACTGTGTGTTGTATTTAGCCCGATACTCCGGGTTATTCGCATAAAAACGCTTAAGGGCCGCAGCAATCCGGTCTGGATATTTTGCGGCAGACTGCTTGACACTATCCTTGTGCGGATTCGGATCGGCAGCGTAACGTTCACGTGCACGAGCGCGAATTTCAGCTCGATTACGTTCGCGGTACAACCTATCTGCATCCAGAATACGATCCTTATTGGCAGCTCGATGTTTTTCCACGGACGATTTGTATGCGTCCGGATTCGCATCGCGCCACTTGCCACTTCTGGCCAAGGTGCACTCTTTGCACTCGGACCTGTGCCCGTCAAGCATTTGCTTGCGTGCATAGAAAGCCATTATCGGCTTCTCTACACAACACACGGTACAGACCTTGTTCACTTAAAACCTTACAGGCCGACGTTGTTGGTGTACTGATGCGCACCGGGGTTGAACTTAACCAACACGTCGGTGTAAGCATCACCCGGAGTGGACGCAAAGCCCACAATACGGAACGCAGCGGCAGCGGTTTGAACAGTAGCGTCCAGAGCCGAGGTCGAGTTACCAGTTTGGGTAGAACCCGTGCTGGTGGACTGAGCAGCGGCGAAGAAGGTGTTAGCGCCCAAAACAGCTTGTGCACCGGAACCATCCAGCTGACCTTGGAATACAACGTTCGGGTCGGTCACGACGTAAGCCGTAATGGCGCCGCCGTTAGCGGTGGCAGACGGATAGTACTGCGACCACACTTGTTGACCCTGTGTGTTGACATAAGAACAGCCTACGAACACGCCGATAGCGCCAACGCCAGTGGTGCCACTGATGCTATTGGTGGTCAGGTCTGCACCCGTACCCGTAGCAAGAGCGATATAACCATCAGCGCCGATGATGACGACTTGGCCATAGAACAAGTTGGTGGCTTCACCAGCCGGGTCGATCAGGCAAGCCTGAGTCGCGCCAGCATACGGCATACCATCAACACGATTGACGGGTTTGAGCCCGTACGGAGCAGCAGTAGTTGCCATGTTGATCTCCTAAATTAAAAAAGTTTACGACTCTTACGAGCCACGACCAAAAGTGACCGAGGACTTGCTGTCCTTAAACAGCGGCATCCGAGGGTCGTTCTCACGCATCAGGCTGTGTTCCACCGATTCAATTTGTGCCTGCGTGTGTTGCTGGTAGTACGCGTTGCGTGCCAGCACCATTTCCGTCGGCATTTTACAAAGAATCAACCCTCCCACTTCAACCAGTCCGGAGTTCTTGGCATCGCTGTCAACGGACAGCGCCAGTTCCGAGTGGTCTTCGAGACGGCATGGTTCCCAACCTTCGCGGAAGCTACGCGAAGTGTTCGTCGGGTCGGATTGTCCCATCATGGACTTACGAATCCAACGAAACTCATACCCCTCTAGCGGGGTAGGCGAAGGCAACAGATCAGCCGGTTGCCACAGCTTCTTGCGCGACATTGATTCGCGGGTTTGCAGATCACGATTCTCACGAGCCATTTTTACATCTCCTGTTGTTTAACAAGTTCGCGGGCATACGCTTCGGGGGTAATCCCCAGTCGCTTAGCGAGAGAGACCTGCGTTTGAGTCAGCACTACCTTCTTGCCTTTAGGAGAACGACCTACCGGCGCGACAACAGTAGAGGATTGCCGCTTTTTGCTCCCGAACTTGTCCGGGAACACAGTTCTCATGCGAGCGTCAATACGCTCGTAATACTCGTCGGTGTTAGGCGAAACGCCCTCATCAACCAACCGTTTGTGGACGCCCAACGCAAAGCTGGTCATCTCATCATCAGCGCCAAACCATTTGTTTCGCTCACCCCACTCCTGAGTGCGGGAGTCCGGTTCGGGTGGAACGTAACGCTCCGGTTCGGTCTGTTGTTGCGTGTATACCGCGTTTTGTGCTGATTGTAAAGCATATTGTGGACGGTATTGATTTAATCGGTCTACTTCCAGCGTAGTCGTACTCATCGCCTGCTGCGCGTCCACTAGCCGCTCTGAGTCGCCTGCCTCGTATGCCTCCCGATACGCCCGCTTGGCTTGTTCCAGCTGAAGCGCTGCGCGTTGCTTCGCCTGCTCAATAGCCCACGTCTCGCCTTCCTGAAGCCGCTGCTGGTATGCCACGCGCTCTTGGTACGCGGTCTGCGCCACACGAATAGCCTCTTCGCGCTCACGGAGTGCCGCTTCCTTAGCACGGCGCTCGTCGTGCCACGCCTTTTTCATCTGGTCGATGCGCTGCTTGACCTTATGGGA